ATTTTACATTAGGGGTTGCAACTGCATTAAGAATTGGAACTCAAATAGCATTAGCAGCGACTTCGGTTGCAAAGATAGCATCCACTAAATTTGAGGGCGGTAATGCTTCAGCTGGCGGCGGCGGCGGTGGCGCAAGTCCTATGCCATCAATCCCTGCACCTCCAACAATAGCAACTTCTGCTAACAATACAAATCAAACAACTGCATTTGATGAAAGCGGTAAAAACTTAAATTTTAAACAACCCCAAATAAACGTAACTGCAACCGTTGGAGTGGATGAAATTGCAAATAAAACAAATAGAGTAAGTGTACTTGAACAACAATCAACATTTTAAAAAAAATAAACAAATGGAAAATAAATTACCAATTTACTATGCAACTATAAACGAAGATTTATCGGGCTTAGAATTAAAAGAGCAAGGCATTCAAAACATAGCTTTAGTTGATAGCCCTGCTATGCTTACTGAGTTTTTAGCATTTAGCGAGCAGAAACCCTATGAGTTTAAATTTGCAATACAGGAAGAGCAAAGAATAATCACAGCACCTGTTATTGTTGCAGACTTACCGATATATCGTAAAGTTGATGACAAAGAATTTTACGTTGTGTATAAAAAAGAAACTAATATGCAAATATTACAAAAGTATATGCTAGATGGTAATCAACGTAAAGTTAAATTAACCCACGATACAACCGATTTAAGTAAAGGTGTATTTGTATTTGAAGTATTTATTAGCGATGCTAGTAGAGGTATTAAACAGCCCGAAGCGTTTGATTTACCCGATGGCACTATTTTTTGCAGTATGAAAATTCATAATGACGACATTTGGAAAAAGGTAAAAAGCGGTGAAGTTAAAGGTGTATCATTAGAGGGTTTCTTTGATTTAGAACAAGAGATTGAATTGGATCAAAACGAGATTGAAGCCATCATTAAAAATATTTTGTAAAAATTAAAAATAATACTATATTATTATAACGAAACTTAAATTAAATTAAATATGTTATCAAAAGAAACTAAAGATGCTTTAAAATCAGCATTATTAAAATTAGGAATTGAACTTCCTGCAACTAAAGTAGAAACTGAAGTTGTTAAATTAGAAGATGTTGCGTTAATTGATGGCACTATGCTTTCAGTTGATAAAATGGAAGTTGGCGCAATGGCTTCGTTTGTTGGTGCAGACGGTGTTGCCGTTCCTGCAGAAGGAACTTACGAATTAGCAGACGGAACTAAAATTATGTGCGTTGCTGGTTTAATTACTGAAATTATGCCTAAAGAAGCAGAAGTAGAAATTGAAAGTCAAGCTAAACCATTAGAAGACGAAATGAAAGCTATCTTAAGTCGCTTAGAAGCATTAGAGAAAGTTTACTCTAGTAAGCAAACTACTTTAGAAGCTGAATTGACTGAAACTAAAAAAGGTTTATCGGTTGCTTTATCTGCTATCGATGCAATGGATAAAAATTCAGTAGCGTTGAATTTAGAAGCAAACACTAAAACAGAAAAAAACTATAACGAACTAACTCCTTTGGAATTATTCAAATTGAGAAAACAAAACAAGTTCGTAGGATAAAAAATAATAAATTATAAATTAACAAATAAAAAACAAAAAACAAAATGGCAATATCTTATTCACAATTAGTAACGATAAACGGAGTAGCTGCAGATCCAGTAATCTCTGAAATTATCTTTGAAAACAAAACAATCTCTGAGGGCTTAGTATCTTTTGAAACTGGTATCAAAGCAGGTACTATATTTTCTGAAAATACCAATACAACTACCATGCAGAGTTGGGCAGTAAACCCAAGTGCTTCAGGAACTATCGGAATTAACGATGTATTAATCACTCCTGTTAAAGTTGAGTATTTAGATTCATTTACTCCAAATGATTTACGTACTTCACGTTTCAATAGAGATATGAAGCCAGGCGCTTGGAATGATGTATCTGACGAGTTCGCTAAAATGATTTTAAACGGTGTAGCAAAGTCAATCTCTGCAGATGCTGAAACTAAATTTTGGAATGGTGCTACTTCTGCAACTAAAACGGCTGTCGCTGCTTTAACTGCTGGTACTGCAAATACATCTGTTGGTGCTGCTGAAAAAACTTTAGTAGCTGCAATGCCAACTACTTTATTTGATTCAGTTATTACACGTGCTATCTATAATAACACTGCTGTTGGTGGTCGTATTAAAGTAGTAGGTACTGCTGCAATTGCTGCTGGTACTATTGTTGCTCAATACCAATTATTATACGCTGGTATCGTTGCTGAAACTTTATCTGCTTCGGATGAAAAAGCATACATTTACGCTCCACGTTCTCACAAGCAATTAATCAATATTGCAAACGTAAACTTGACATACAGAGATGTATTTAGCGTTGATATGGTTGCTGATAAATATTACTACTTAGGTGTTGAGATTAAATTTGTGCCAATTGCTGAGAATGTTTTATTTGTAGCTTTACCAAGTAACATCAAATGGTGTACGGATTTAATGGAAGATTTAAACATGGTAGTTATTGATAAGTTTCCTCAACCACGTAAAGATTATTTCTATGACGTAGTGTTTACAATCTTTGCTCACGTAACAAATCAAAAGTTTAATACTTTATACGTTTACGCAGCGTAATAAATAAATTAAGGGGTTATTGATTTAACCCCTTTCATTTTTAACATTATAAAATTATAAAAAGATGCCTTGTCCATTAACTCAAAATTACGTTTTAAAAGACTGCTTAACAACTGCCGGTGTGGAATCGTGGTTAGTTACTCCTTTTGCAAACGTATTAACTACAACGCTTACAGCAAATGTAGTAACTGCTATTACTAAAACATTAGCATGGAAATCATACGCACAGGAAACTGAACAATCAATGTGGTCTTATACAGGTGCGGGAACAAACGCAAATGGTACAAAGGCTTACGACTGGTCAGCTACTATCAAAACGAATGGTTTAAATACTTTAGATCAACAAGAATTAGATACTTTATTAAGCAACAAAGTTGTTTTAATTGCTAAAATGTATAACGGTGAATATTGGATGTTAGGTCGTACTTTCGGCTCAACTGCAATCGATTCAGCGTTTGAATCGGGTACTGCAATGGGTGACTTTCAAGGAACTACATTGACTGTTAAAGGTCGTTCAAATGTGCCTGCTGTAAAAGTTGACTCTGCTATCATAGCTGCTTTATTAACAGTATAATAATTAAATTATTTCATATTAAAGAAAGCAATCTTAATCGGTTGCTTTTTTTTATTTTTGTAAAAGTTTAAAAAAATACTATATTATATTAGTGATATTAATTAATAAAAATACAACTAACAAAGTAATTTTAACGCTTAGCGAAAAAACTACTTTAACGAATGCTGTTTATTTATTTGAGGTTACTAACGATATGAGTAATGCAGTAAAATGTTTTATTGCAGCCGATATAAGTGCGAATAAATTAAGATATAATGAATTTGATTTTATAGAAAATGTAACTGAAAATTTATTGAATGGTACTTTTAGTTTAGAGTTGAGCGGCTTTTATAAATACAATGTTTACGAACAAGTAAGTGCAGTAAATTTAAATCCATTGTTAGCTTTAAATTTAATAGATAAAGGTAAATTGAATGTGGTTTCTCAAATGAGTACATACCCAGTTTACACAGGCAATCAAAATAACACAATAGTATATGGCGGTTAAATTTCAGTATATTGACAATAAGCACATGATGTCTTTTAAGGCTTTACCGAAATTGGTATTTAGCGAAGACACTAAAGGTTATATTAAGTATGGTAAAGATAATATGTACCCTCAAGAGTTGGTACGTTTATTTAACGAGCATCCTGAACATAGAGCCATTGTTAATCGTAAAAGCCGCTATATTTTTGGTAAAGGAATTAAGGCGGTTAATGAAGTTGATACAATTAAAGTACAAACGTTTGTTGACAATTTTAATCGTAAAGAATCTTTAAACCAATGCGGTAAAAAACTTACTACAAATACTGAATTATTTAATGGTGTTTATGTAGAAGTAATTACAAATTTACAAGGTCAACCGATTGAATTTTATTTTTTAAATTCTGCTAATTGTAGAATTTCTGAATGCGAAACTAAATTATATTTCTCTAAAAATTGGAATAGAAATACTCAAAGCAAAGATATTAAAACAATCTATAAATTTGAGAATAACGGAACTGCTGGCACATTCTTTATTGACTTTAAATATTACACAGCAAGTGCGAGTAAAATAGAAAGTGTTTATCCAACTGCACAATATCAAAGTATAGTAAATGATATTAATACCGATATTGATATAAGTACCTTTAATAAGAATTACTGCTCTTCGGGTTTCTCTGTGGGTAAGATAATAAACTTCTACAACGGACAGCCGACTGATGACATGATTCATTCTATTGAACGTGCATTTAAAGGCACTTATACAGGCGAGAATGGAGAAAGTTTAATGATTACACATTCGGATCGTGATGACAAAGCACCCGAAGTAGTTGATGTATCTGTAAATGATTTAGCAGAAAAATTTGCATTCACTTCAAAGCGTGCGATGAAAAAAATATTTGCAGGTCACGAAATGGCTCCCGAATTATTTAATATAAAATTTGATGATTCCTTTTTAAGTGGTTCACCCGATTTATTAATTTTACAAGAACTTTTTGTAAAAGGATATATTGAACCACGTCAAGCTGACTTATTAGAATTTATATCTTATTTATCATTTTTAAAGACTGGTGAATATTTAGAAATGATGTTTGAGCCTATCAGTTTAATTGGTGCGGACTTATCAAACGATGCAGATTTAACACAAGACGAACGTAGAAAGTTAAAAGGATATGAGCCATTGGTTGCTATCCCTACCGATATAAATGGACAGCCATTGCCTATTACTGCAACAATTACTAACGATAATTTAACAGGATTAAGTGCTGCCGACAATGCCGATATGTATCGTATTGTTCGTGATTACACTAAAGGTAAAATTAACGAGCATTTAGCAGTTACTAGATTAACAGCTTATGGAATTGATGAAACGCAAGCTAAGAAAATATTAGGTATTGAGGTTAAAATGTCAAGTGATAATGATCCAATATTAATGGCATTAATGAGTTGTGGACGTATTGAAGACAAATCAACTTATACTATTTTAAAAAGAGAAAAAGTTAATTTTAAAAGTTTGGTTGATGCTTTAAAATACGAAAGGCAAATAATGAAGTTTGCGGATGCCTTAATCATAACCGTACAAGAATTAGACAACGCTGTTTTGAATGCCTTAAAAGGCAACCCAAGCATGTCTATTAACGAATTAGTTAGCATTACTCAAAGTGAATTTTATAAAGTTGAGCAATCAATAGCTAGATTAATTGATAAAGAATTATTAACGGATTCAGTTAGTGGTTTTAAACCAACTGCAAAGGCTTTAGAAAAAAAAACTGAACCAATTGAAAGTGACGAAATTTATACTATTTATAAATACGAAGTAAATGAAGATAAGCCTAGTTTAAGACCTGGCGGTAAATCTCGTACTTTTTGTGTTAAGATGTTAGCAAAAAAACATGAATATGATTTTGAAGAGTTAGATAAAATGACAAACGATTTAGGAACTAATGTTTGGGACTATCGTGGTGGATATTATAATAACCCTAGCACAGGACAAATAGACCCCGATTGCAGACATTTATGGATGGCAGAAACTCGCTTAAGAAAAAAAGATAAGAAAAAATAAACAATGGCTGACGTATTATTCATACAGGAAGATTATTTTAAAAAATTGGCGGGTGTCGATGGCAACGTGGATTGGAAAAAATTGGAAAGCACAATAATAATGGTGCAGGATATTTATATTCAAAAAATATTAGGCACGCAATTATATAATGACTTAAAAACTAAAATAACTGCAAATCCAACTTTGTCAAGCTACCCGAATGAGAAAGCATTAATTAACGATTATATTGCTAAAGCATTATGTTGGTATGTAAAAATGGAAGCGTCACCCGATTTTAAATTTGCTTACCAAAATAAAGGTATTCAAGTAAAGTCAAGTGACAATTCAAGTTCAGCAGATATTAGTGACGTTAAATTTTTAATGGATAAATGGCGCATACATGCAGAAAGATACGCTCAATTAGTAACCGATTATTTAGTTGAAAATACTGCAACATTTCCAAAATATTTAGAAACTAGTAATACTGGTATGAATCCAACAGTACGCAATTACACTAACGGAGTGGCAATGCGTGGTGACTTAGATTTTGGCAATGAAGAGTTTAATCGTTTTAATTATTGGAGAAGACACGAAGAATAAATGCTAACACTTAATCAAGATATAGAATTATTTAAAAACTTTGCTTTAAAACACAAAGGCATCAACTCATTTTACTTTGGAGATGAAAGTGAAGCTGACACAAATGTAGAAATTGTTTACCCTTTTATGAATGTTATTTTACAAGGTAGTAGCATAGCAGAGGGTGTTGTTAGTCGCAAATATATGATTGTGATTAGTGATTTAGTTAATAAGGATATAAGCAACGTAAACCAAATACTAAGCGATGTTGAAAGACTATGCTATGATGTACCTAACTACTTAAGACAAGTGCGTAACAGCGGTTATTTAGGTGCTTTTAAATTTGATGCGAATATTTCTTTAACTGATTTTACCGAAAGGAACGATGACGATGTTAGCGGTCACTTTTTTGATTTAACAATTAGTTCTGCAATCGGGAATGATAGTTGTGTACTACCAATTAATAGTGGCAACATTTTAGACAATAATTATATTTATGTAGGTGGCACGATTAATCAAATAGTAGGTAATTTTCAAGTATTGATACAAGACCAAAGCGGTAACACTTTACAAACATTTACCACTTCGGGAACTTATACAGTCGAAGTGTTACAACAAATTATAGATACAATAAACAGTAATACAGCAACAATAATAGATCCAATAGTTTAGATGGCAAACGTAGATATAAGATTAGGTTATAAAGATAGTACATGGTTTACAGCCAATGCAACGCTTGTTTTAAAAGTTGGGCAAATGGTTTATCTGCAACAAACAGGAACTTATAAGATAGGTGACGGTACAACTCAACTTAGTTCTTTATCTTTTTTAGGATCTGGCAGTTCAATAACAAAGACTTCTGACTTAATAAATGACGGTGACGATGGTAATAAATTTATTTCTTTAAATGATTTACCAAGTA